ATTTTTGTATGTATCTTTTTCTAGCACCAACTCTAAACTTAACTCTTTCATTTTCTCTATATTCTTGTCTCAACCCTTTCATATATAAAAAGTTATCAGCCAATCCACTCATTGTTAATTCATTTAATGAGCCTGTATTTGAACCAGTACAAGGTAAATGGTCATCCCAACGAACTTCTAATTTTGGTGAAAAAATTGTATGTGTGTTTCTTGAAAAGAATTTTAAATGTCCAAAATGACTATCGTCTGTTTCTTGTGTACCAGCAAATCTTATTAACATTCCATAATTTGAATATTGTCCTTTCAACCACATATTAACCATATCAGTTACTTCAACATCAACATCAGGTGATTGATTTGTAAATGATTGTGCTGAAGAACTTACACTCAATACACTTACTCCTGGAGTAGCCCAAGTATCTGCACTACCACCAGCAGGATTATCTCTATTCTCCCAACTACAACCCTTAGTATTTTTTGGAGTATCTCCAAACTTACCCTTACCCTCATTCCAAGATTCTGATATTGGTTGAATAGATAAAGTATATGCTAAATCTCCTATTTCAGCATTACCCTCAGCTTCATAAAGTCTTAAAAAGTATTTTGCGTCTGAGGCTATAGTACCATTTGCTACAGACTTTGACATCTCAGTAAATTCAGTTCCACTAAAATTAACCAATGCTCTCGTTGGATAATTAAAAGCGTTGTTATAAAATTCTTTTCTGACTTCAAGTATTTGGTCTCTTCCAAAGTTTTGGTCTTTAAAAGATTCACCTGTTATTGTTGATGAACCACTTGAAATCCAAGTGTCTTGTGATGGAAAAATAAAATGATGCATTATCTAACTCTCCCTTGTATGTTTTGATTTGGATTCTTTAATTCAAAAACTGCTGGTGTCGATGGTTCTGGTGGTCTTATTATCCCATCAACTAAAGCATTTTGAAAATCATAATTATATCCATAACCATCATTACCAAATTCCGATGCTTGATAACCACCTGACACACCATTTTCTGGATTATTATCCACATCAACCTCTTCACTATAACTATATGTATAAGTTGCTGGTGTAGTTTCACCATTAGCATATTCATGATAATCTGTTTCTTGTGTTATTGTAACATGATTTACTGCACGAACTCCTTCAACATCCATTAATTCATATTCTAATTGACTTTTAAAAATAGGTTGATTGAATTGCATTTTTTCTACTCTAAAGTAATCTTTTATTTTATCTATACATTTAAATTTAACTTGTTTTTTATCAGCATCTTTATCAGCAACAACATCAAAGAAAACTGCAAAATTCACAATGTATCCATCTAAAATTTGAATGTTATCAGTTAATATTTTAAAATTTCCTAAATAGTTTTTTATATTTGACATTAATGTACTTGGAATACTATCAGTTACACTAGTATAAGCTGTCATAGGATTACCAACTAAATTTTTATTTATATCATATGCCAAAACATAAATCTTTATAGATGATATATCAAATGTTGTTAAATCTGAATTATCTTGAAGTACATCTAATGGGTTAACCATCTCAGCAACTGTATTTTGTATATTTTCTATACCAGTATGTAAACTATTGTCTATTGGTTCACCAATCATACTCTCTACATTAGATCTTAAACTTTCTAACTGCGTTAATGTATTAGAATATATTAAAGATACTTGATTTAAAGATTGTTGAAAGTTTTGTTGCATTTCACTACTTTGAATATCATCACCACTTCTAACACAATATACCTTAGCTATATTTCCAAACTTTGATGGTATGTTCATCACTCTAGCTTCATAGTCTTCCTTTGTCACACATCTGTTTTGTGTTGAGAAGAATGCTTTGGCTTTTTCTTTAATCTCATCTACACTCTCTTCGTCTCTACCACCGATAGCAGGGTATCTATTTGTAACTGTTAAGTCACCAATGGTAACACCATCAGCACTACCATTCATAACCTGTCCGCTTAGAACTTCGTTTAAATCAGCTGCAGCTATATTAGATGCTATACCACCACCCACACGATAAGTAATTGTTAAAGTTGTATTGTTTGGTGTTTCACCTAATGTTGAATACTCGTCACCCAGTAATGGATTAATAGAATTATTTAAATCATTTGTTTGTCCTGGAATTACAATTCCAATCTGATCCATATCAATATATCCTTGATCAACTGAACCATCTTTACCATCCCTTAATACACCATTACCAAAAACTAATGATGTTGTATTATCTAAATTTGTTTCTCTTGTAAACCTTTTATTTGTTTTAATATATGTTAGTGAATATGGAACTGGTAAAGTGGATATTGAATTATCAGTTAAACTACCATAAGCACTATTTCTGTTTTCATCTACTGTATAGTGAGTTGGAATTGGAACTTTATCTTGTGCAAGAAAATCAACTTCATACCATTTATTTCCATTTGAGTCAACACAAGAAATAATATCAATTACATTTGTATCAGATATTGTTATTTTTTTAAATTTTTCAGGAGCTCCTATTGTAAAGGTTGAAGATTTAGTTTTACCACTAACAGCCTTTACCGTTCTTTCTAAAGTATAACCAGAAGCTAAACCAGTAGTTTGATCAAAACTTGATGGTGTTACTGTATCATTTGATTGTGACACTTGAAAGTCTACAATATCTAAAGTTTCAAATACTACATTACTATTAGTTCCTTTAATTTGCATACCAGAATCAAAGATACCACCACTTGAATAATCTACTTTTGAAGAATCAGTAGAAGAAACATCTAAATCTTGTTTAAAGGTTAAATCAACATAAGAGGGAACAATTGGTTTTACTTTATAACCAAACATCTTTGCCATATTTATAACATTTCTTCTTTCTTCTGCTAAAGGTAATAACATCTCACGATATTGTTGGTCTATGTAAAATGACAACACATCACCAACATAAGCATTCATTTCAATCAACATCATACCAGGTGATGTTTCATTAAAATCTCTATATGAGTTTGGAAAATAAGATTTAGCATAACTCATTAAAGATGTTTTCAATGCTGTAAAATCTTTACCCAAATAGTTTACATTTGATTCTTTAAATTTATTTTTACCATAAGTTGGCATATTTCATCTCCATATTAATATCCACCACCACCTTGAGTGGTTTCTAAATTCTCTCCAATATCACTTGTAAAATCTACGGTTACAGAACTCAAAGTGTTTGGGTCTTGTATTATGTTAAATAGAATTTTAATTGATATTTGATTAGTACCAATTACTATATCATCTGCATTAGTTAACAATTCAATATTTCTAACTTCGACAAATGGTAACCAAAATTGAAATGTGTCTAAAATAGAATTTTGTATAGAAATTAAATTTTCTTCATCTATCTGTTCAAATAATTGACTTCTTAAATTTAAACCCAAATTTGGTTGCATTAACCTTTCACCCTTATTAGTGTTTAACAAGTTTCTTATATTATTTTTAACTGCCTCTATGGTAGTAGTTGATGAAGCGAACCAACCATGTCCGGCATCATCTCTTCTTATTGGTAAGTCAA